ACCGGAGCGACTGGTGCCACTGGACCAGCGTTCTACAACTTAGTTGCAGCTCCTCAGGCTAATGCCTATCCGTTGGCTTTAGTTGATGCAACCAGACTGGTGCAGATGACTTCTAACACGCCAGTAAACGTAACAATTCCAACAAACTCCAGCGTTCCGTTTTCAGTAGGAGCACAAATTGTGATAGTGCAAACAGGAACTGGACAAGTTTCTATTGTACCTGCTAGCGGCGTTAATCTCTATTCTGTCCAAAATAAAAGAAAGCTCTCAGAACAGTACGCGGTTGCCTCTCTGGTAATGTTAGCTGCAGACAGTTGGATTTTAACGGGTAGCTTGGCTTTATAGGAGTCTTACATGTTAACAATGTTGCATGGAGTTTTTTCCTCAATAAAGATAGTAAGACCACCAGAAAACTGGACTGTACGCAACGCCGGGTTTGGAACTACAAACATAAACACCCTTGCTTTTGGCAGTAACTCTGGACTGTATTTAGCGGCTGGAGATAGTGCTAAAGTTGCAGTATCTCTTGATACTGTAGTTTGGTACCACAAAACTTCTGGTTTTGGCTCCTCTGCTATTTATGGATCCGCTCACGGAGTAGGTACTTTTGTCATAGCTGGAGCCGCTGGAAAGCTGGCAACTTCCACAAACGGAGAGAATTACACGCTGAGAAGCTCGTCTTTTGGCACTACAGCAATTTTTGACGTGCACTATGGAGATAACATTTTTGTGGCCGTTGGAGCAAACGGAAAACTAGCTACATCTTCAAACGGTATTACATGGACTCAACGTACTTCTAGTTTTGGAAGTACTTTTATTTATGCAGTCTCGTACGGCAACGGTCAGTGGATTGCTGTCGGAGACGGAGGCAAGTTAGCTACCTCTTCCAACGGTATCAACTGGACCCAGCGAACATCCGGATTTGGAACAACTCGTATTCGTGGAGTAGTTCATAGTTCATCTGTAGGGGCGGTAATAGTAGGTGACGATGGTAAACTAGCGTCATCTAGTGACGGTATCACTTACACTTTGCGTACCTCTAGCTTTGGGCTAACTAACATAACCGCGGTTGCTGCCGGAAACGACGCATACGTCGCGGTCGGCTTTAACGGAAAACTGGCCGTTTCTGTGGACAACGGCTTAAACTGGGCACAACAATACGTGGGTGTGGGGCAAAATTGGCTTGCCTGCGCCTCCTTTGGTCCAGGTGCCTTCGTGGCTGCCGGAGCCGCCGGGCAGCTAAGTTCTTCAATACTATAGAGATACCAGGAGAAAATAAAAAATGAGCTATTCGTACGAAGTGACAGACAACCCTCCTATGGCAAAAATACAGTCAAACGGACAAACAATAGATTTAAGTGGCCCCTGGGAGTCTACCGAGGCCGCGACAGCCTGGGCAGAAGCCTACACTAACCAGTTAAATCAAGGACTAGCTACGCCAGAAGCGCAGCAGTAAAACAGCGAAAATAGGAGCATTTTGCTTCTGTTCATATTGCATGTTTACGGTACACTTTGACAACGGCACTTCATCAGTAATTCTTCGCAAGGAGCACAAGTGGCAGCAATAGACTTTCCTAACAACCCTAGCGTTGGGCAAGAATTTTTTGCTGGCGACACAACTTGGCAGTGGACCGGAGCGTACTGGCGAGTACTTAGAATTACTCCTACAGGACCAACTGGATCAACTGGTCCGACAGGACCGGCTGGTAATTTTTCTACAGCAGCAGACACACCGCCTTCAAACGCGGTCTTAGGTCAAGCATGGTTTAATGCAAACACCGGAAAAGTTTATGTGTACTACGACGGTTATTGGGTTGAAGTAGGCGCAGCTCCTATAGGACCGACAGGACCGTCTGGCAGTCTTGGTCCAACTGGTCCGACAGGAGCGATCGGCGCTGCTTCTAACGTAACTGGACCGACTGGCGCACTTGGACCGACAGGACCAACCGGGCCCGCGCAGCCAGGACCGACGGGACCAGTCGGACCAATTGGAAAATTTCAACCGTCAGACACCGCACCAACATCTGCGCAAATCGGAGACGGTTGGTTTAACACACAAAATTTAAGGCTATACGTTTACGCAGACGGTTACTGGGTTGAGACGGCAACGGCAAACTTTGGTCCGACGGGACCGACTGGACCGGCTGTCACGGGACCGACTGGAGCAGCTAGCACAGTTCCGGGACCGACTGGTGCAACAGGCGCGGTTGGAGCAACTGGCCCGACTGGACCGGTGTCAACTGTGCCAGGTCCTACTGGACCGTCTGGCGGACCGACTGGCCCAACAGGCGCGCGTGGTCCGACGGGACCGACGGGACCGACAGGCGCAGTCTCAACTACGCCAGGACCGACGGGACCGACAGGCGCGGCTGCACCTCAAGTTGAAACCTTTAGAAACATAATCATAAACGGAGGAATGCAAGTTGCGCAGCGCGCTGCTACGGCCACGGGCATAACTAGTGCAAGTACCGCCGAGTACTACACCGTTGATCGTTGGAGCTTTACCGGCGCCGGGTCTTTTGGCACGTGGAGCCTGGAGCAGTCAAACGACGCCCCTCAGTACAACGGCCATAGCAAGTCAATAAAAGCAACTTGTACAACCGCTACAGGTCCGCTAAGTGCAAATACTTTTTTGGTTCTACGACAAAAAATAGAAGGAAAAGCCTTGCAGCACCTGTCTAAAGGCAAAGTAGGCTCTAGAGATTTAAGCATAAGTTTTTGGGTAAAAGCATCTCAGGCTGGTACATATACAGTAGAGCTTTTTGACTATGACAACACCAGACACGTTACAAAAAATTATACGGTAACCACGGCAAATACCTGGGAGCAAAAGTCTATTGGCATTGTTGGTGACTTATCGGGAGTGCTAGACAACGACAATCAAACTTCTATGCACTTAGCGTTTATGTTACTTGCTGGCACTAATTATACGTCCGGCTCTATTACAAACACCTGGGCTCCAGTAGCCGTGCAAAACACAGCGCCTGAACAAGTAAACGTAGGCTCTTCTGCGCAAAGCTATCTAGCAGTTACAGGCGTACAGTTCGAAGCAAACACTACTGCCACGCCATTTGAGCATAGAAATCACTCAGTTGAGCTGGACTTGTGCATGCGCTACTGTGAAAGAAGCGCACAAAATGCCGGCGTTGCTTTGACAGTTGCCTCGGCTGGTTACCCAGGTTTTTACTATAAAGTTAGAAAAAGAGTGGCACCCAGCATAACTGCCACTTTTACGGTTGGAACCGGTGCAACGTTTTTAGCCACAGAAGATAGTCACGTACAGCTGACCAGTCATTCAACTGCGGCACGATACAGCTTTTTAGCGGAGGCAGAACTATGAGCTATTTTTTACACAATGATGCCAATTTTGGAGCAGTAATAATGCGTGTAAATCAGGATAATTCCATAACGTGCATTCCAACAGACGAAAACAATGTAGACTACGTCTTGTACAAAGCCTGGCAAGCAGCAGGCAACACTGCAACCACGTGGTCAGAGCAGAGCGGAGAGTAGCACATGCCATACGACTTTCCCGACTCTCCTTCGGTAGGACAGTCAGTAATAGTAGACTCAAAGCGCTACGTGTGGACTGGTGCTGCTTGGAACGTAGACTACAGCACTGGCCCAGAAGGACCAACTGGTCCAACGGGAGCAGTAGGCTCGACGGGACCGACTGGACCAGAAGCTTCCATAAACGCAGTGGCACCGTTGTTGTTCAACAACACCACACGAGAGCTGTCTGCGCCGACAATTACTACTTTAACACAGGCTGCAGAAATAGCAGCAGTAGCTGCTGCAGCAGCTATTGCAACGCACAACGCAGATCACGAAGATGTACACGGTATTCCAGCTACCTATGAGCTAGAAACACAGGTAGGAGCGCAAGATAAGGCAACAGCAACGGCAGATGCAAAAGTAGCGGCGCACAACGCTTTAACAACTAATATACATGGCATTGCAGACACAAATGCGCTTGCAACAGAGGCAGAGGCGCTAACAATAGCCACAAACGAAGCCGCGGCCCAGATCGAGACACACAGAATAGACACCACAGACGTGCACGGCATTTCAAACTCTGCTAACTTGGTATACCGGTCAGATGGCATCATAAAAACAGCAACGGGCGCTGCTATTAGTCCGTACGACATCGGTTCTCTGTCGTTAGACGCTCTGTACGGCTACCAACACATGAGCAGAGACCACCTAGACTTAGCGCCTCGTAGATTTAACAGCCAGGTGAGCTTAGTTTCTGGAGTGTGTTGGTTTCACTACTTTACGCCGTTAGTAAACAAAACAGTCACCAGCATAATGATTGTAGGCGGTAACCCAGCCGCAGCTAATCCATCTATGATTAGATTTGCACTGTATACCGCTGATGAAAATGATTCGTTGACTATGGTCGCCAGAACAGCAAATCAACTTTCTCTGTTTGAATTCACAAACTCATACAATACCGGCGCATTTGTTGCAGGTGGCGGCTTTCCGAATTCGTACAACTTAGTTGCAGGCACCAGATACGCACTCGGTGTTATATTTGTCGGTTCAGTGGCTCCCGGCGTGTACCTGGCGTACAACAACCCGCCGGTAACGTTGACATCGCTGGCCCCACGCATAACTTCGGCAATCGGCGCACAGACAGACCTACCAACTACTGTCGACTACACAACTTTCAGTAACACTACCATCGGTATTTGGGCGAGGTTAATCTAATGGCAATCGATTTTCCTAATAGTCCGGCAATAAATCAAACCCACACGGCGAACGGTCAGACCTGGAAGTGGTCTGGCGTTGCCTGGGACCTAGTAGTAGTTCCGTTAGTAGGACCGACCGGCTCGGCAGGAGTGCAGGGACCGACCGGACCGCTCGGACCTACTGGTCCGACTGGACCAATTGGTCTTTCTGGACCGTTTACAACAATACAAGGACAGTTCTCGTCGTTGGCGGCTTTACTGGCCGCGCACCCCACCGGAGAGGCGGGCGAGGCCTACGTTTTGACAAACGGAGACTTGTACGTTTGGGTAGTGAGCACAAATCAGTGGGATAATGTAGGCAATACACTAGGCGCCACCGGACCGACCGGACCAATAGGCTTGCCTGGACCGATTGGACCGCAAGGCACTGCTAACTTTTCAGTGTCCTGGTGGTTGGGAGGATAAAACATGACAGCTAGCATTAAAAGACTGGCCATTGCAAACCCAATCGCTGGCGCAACCGGCAGCAAAATCTTTGACTCAGACAGCGAGCACTTGGTTTCTGTGATAGTAACAAACAAATCCGCAGTCGTAGCCACCTTTTCTATCTGGGCAGCACCAGGAGGAGTAAACACCGAGTCCGGAAGAGGTTACATAGCAAAGGACCAGTACTCTGCGCCCGCTAACTCGTTTGAAACATTTAGATTTCCACTCAACACCGACGACGACTTATATGTTGCTGCCTCGACTGCCGACCTGTCCTTTACAGTGGTCGGCGTAGACCAGTTAGACCTATAAAAGTAGACAAAAGGAGACACACAGATGCCAGGGTATAGCACCAGCACCATGGAAGGCAGCCAGAGAACCATCAAACACACCAACGCCGGTGGCTCAGACTTTGCAGCAGTATACCTACCACCGGTGCGCGCCAAAGTGCAGAGCATACAGCTAACCAACCGGACAGGTGGAGCCCTACCGGTGTCAATAAAGGTGGTTCCACGCAGCAGCATCAACTTCGACACTGACGGTTTCTACGTGTGTAATCAGGCTCGAGTGCCGGGCGGAGAGACAATAAGCCCTGTAAAACTTGGTATTATCATCGAGGTTACAGAGCAGCTAGTACTGCAAAGCCCTGTGGCATCCAGTATAGACGCAGTAATAACGTCCTCGGAAGGTGTGATCTAATGCCAGCTCCAGATTACTATAATTTGGAACAAGTTCCAGACACAGTTTTCTACGGGTTTAGACTTGACTGGGCAACCGGCAAACTGAGCCTAGAGAAAGTAGACCCCACAGACCCTACAGTCGTGAGCCTACCAGACACTTACGCAAAGAGGAAAAACGACTACGTACAGTGGACGTTTACAAAGAACACTTTGCGGTTTTTATGGAATAATTCAGACTCAAGTCATCTTTTGGTGGAGGTACTCTAAGTGGCACAGATACTAGATTTAGGTAAGCTTCGTTTTGACTTTGTAGGAGACTACAACGCCTTAACGACATACGAGAGAAATGACGTCGTCAAGTACGGCGGCAATGTATACGTTTACATTAACTCCACTAACGCTGCCGGCAACCTCCCAACGGCAACCACTCACTGGTCACTCATGGTCGAGGGCATTAACTTCAGAGGCGCATTTGACCCAGCCGTTGCATACATAATCGGTGACGTAGTTGCCTTCGGCGGCGCTGCATTTATCTGCACGCTTAACACTACAGCCGGAACGCTACCCACGGTATCCGCTAACTGGGAAAAGTTTATCGACGGCATACAGTTCGAGGGTGCGTACAGCAACACCACTAGCTATCAAAAAAATGACGTAGTTACTTACGGAGCACGCACTTTTATTGCTAAGCAAGTAACCGTTGGCAACCTACCGACCGACACCGCCAACTGGGATTTATTCTCAGACGGACTAGCTTCCGCCGGAGAGTGGAACGCAACCACTAATTTCAAAAAGAACGACATAGTCACTTTTGGAGGCGTCGCGTACATCGCACTTCGCGACACTGTAAACGACAGCCCAGACACGAGCAACTCCGACTGGATGGTTTTCTTCGAGGGACTCCGCCTACGCGGCAACTGGACAACCGGCACAGTCTACTACCCAAGAGATCTGGTCTCAAGAGGTGCCTACCTATACGTAGCTACCGCTAAACACACTGCCGCTGCAACCTTCGCAGCAGACTTGACCACAAAGTGGTCGACAATCACGTCAGGCTTCAGGTGGAGGGGTTCCTGGGGACCAGGAGTGTCCTACTTCCGCGGCGACGTAGTAACAGACGGTAACTCCTCGTACATCGCTAACTCAGACTTTAACTCGGGCGTCACTACAATTCTCGACGACGCCGACTGGACAGTAATTGCACAAGGTGCAGACTACCTACCGGCCCAAGTTAGTAACGCAAACAAGCTGCTCACAACGAACGCAACTGACCCACTGTGGACTGACGACATTGACATCAACAGCGCCAAACTAGACACTAGTCTTATCATCGGCGGCACCGCCGCTGCGACCTTCGACAGTGCTCTAACTAATCCCGTAGTCACAATTGTTCGAAACTTTACACAGGACTACGCACAGGTCTCCTTCAAGAACACAGGCAATAACACGGAGTCTTCTACCGACTTCATTGCGTACACAAACAACGGCAACGATGAAGAAGGCTTCATCGACATGGGTATTACAGCTGCCGCCTTCTCGACAGCAGAGTTTGGCATCACCGGACCACACGACGGCTACATCTTCATGGAGGCCCCAACCGGCAGTACTGGAAACGGTGACTTAGTCCTAGCAACTGGCGACAAGGGTACGCGCAACGGCATCGTCTTTGCAGCCGGCGGCTTCTCGAGCGGCACGGAGCAGATGACCATCATCCCAGAAGAGGCAGTCCACATCGAAATCGACACCGAGTCCACCACTCCTCAAACTGGTGCTCTCACTGTCGCCGGAGGCGTGGGCATCGTCGGTAACCTCAACGTAAACGGTGACGTAAAGATCAACGGTGACATAAGCCTCACTGGCTTGGAGTTCTTGGCTGTCGGTAACGGCGCGCTCGAATTTGCTGATACACTGATAAATCCGGTTACAGTGTTCCAGATCGACGCAGACGACAACTACGCACAGGTCGCCTTTAAGAACATCGGCACAGGTCCAAACGTCTCTTCTGACTTCATCGCGTACGCAAACAACGGCAATGACAACGCCGGATACATCGACATGGGTATCACAGGCGCCCAGTTCAATGACCCTGCATTTACCATCACGGGAGTAAACGACGGCTACATCTTCATGGAAGCTCCAGTCGGCACCACCGGCCGCGGCGACCTTGTATTTGCTACCAGCAACAACGGTACGCGCAACGGCATCGTCTTTGCAGCCGGCGGTCTAGCCAGCGACAACGAGCAGATGACTATTATTCCTGACCAAAGTGTTCACGTAGAAATTGCAACTCAGTCAAGCTCGCCTACCAACGGCGCTTTGACTGTAGTAGGTGGTATTGGTCTACAAGGTAACCTAAACGTCGGCGGCAACGTCGGCGTCGTCGGTAACGTTGATATTCAGGGTCAAATCACAATTGCAGGAAGTGGTACCACCTTTGATACCGCCAACCTCGCCGTCGTCGACCCAATGATCTACGTCGCTCAGGGCAACCCAGACGACGTGATCGACTTTGCTCTTGTCGGCGAAGAGGCCGTAGACCTTCCGACCCCACTCGTAGCTACAATTACAAACCGAGCTCTGTCCAGCGACGAAGTCACAATTACTACGGCCGCTGCCCACACTTTCCAGGTAGGTGACTACACGGTAATTGCCGGCGTGACCGGCGCCAGCGCGGCCGTATTCAACGGTACGCACCGCATCACCGCGACGCCAACCGATACCACTTTCCGCTTTGCCAAAGTAAACGCCAACGTCGCCAGTGCAGCCACCGCCGGCACGGCCACAGTCTCCGCCAGGGCGCAGTACGCAGGTATTGCACGAGATGCGACAGACAAAAAGTTCAAGCTGTTTGACGGTGTAGACACAAAGCCGGCGAGCACGGTCAACTTTGGTGAGGCTACTTACTCGACCCTTGTTTTAGGAACAGTTGAAGCTAGTACAGGAATAACTGTTAACGGCTCTGCTGTAATAACAAAGAACGTATTAACCGCAAAAGGCGACCTAATCGTGGCCTCTGCTGCAGACACGTCTACTCGTCTACCGGTCGGCACAAACAACACCTTCGTGCAGGCCGACAGCACCACCGCCTCTGGACTTAAGTACACCAGCCTGGCCACAGACAAGGTCCTCGGCGCCATCACACTGGGCACTTCCTCGGCCAGACCGTCTGCACCAGCAGCTGGTCAGTTCACGTACGAGACCGACACCCAGAGTCTGCTACGCTATACCGGTACCGCCTGGCGCAAGCTGGGACCGGTGTTTTTCGGCCTGAAGGTTGACGAAAACGGCAACCTATTAGCAGAAATAGGTGCAGATAATGCAAGCTATTCAACCAACAACTTCCAGGACTATGCTATACTTCCTGATGAAGTAGCTGTACAAGTAAACTCAGCAGGCGAGCTCCTGCTGATCTCATAGGAAAAGGATAACGATGACAACGATCAATCTAGGTAAAGTTCGCCTCAACTGGCGCGGAACGTGGTCGGGATCTACGGCCTATGACGTAAACGACAGCGTCTACTACGACGGCAGCTCTTACGTCTGTGTAACCGCGAACACCAACCAAACGCCAATCTCCAGCGGCACAGTAAATGCTAACTGGAACGTGCTAGCACAGGGTACCACTGCCGTAACAACCACCCGAGGTGACATCGCCTTCCGCGGCGCTTCAGGCCTCACGAGACTCCCGGCGGGCGCTGACAACACGGTTCTTACGTCAAAGGGACCTGGCCGTGACCTACAGTGGCAAGACAAGCCTGGTCGTTATTTCCAGACCGCTTACACTGGCACTTCAATCTTGCTAGACCCGGCTGTCTACCCAGGCAGTCAAGACTTAGACCGCTACAGCGGCTTGCACATGAACAACCGTAATGCAAACCCAGGCGATGGTCCAACCTACGTAATCTCTCCAGACCGCAGGTCCGTCAAGGCCTTTGGCTACAACTGGCAGGGCGTTCTCGGCTTCAACCACATGTCTGACAACTACTCTTCCTCTACATATCCAGGCGCACGCCAAACCACACCTCAGTACTGCCAATTTATTGACAGCTCGTCTACAACCGGCAGCTACCTAGACGAAGACGAGTTCTTCGACTACGTCCGACGCGGCGGCTACATGGCTTTCGTGGTCACCACCAAGGGCAAGCTGTTCGCGACCGGCTACAACAACTACGGTCAGCTCGGCACCACGGACACGACCAACCGCTACATCTTTAACAGAATTCAGTTCTTCGGTCCTGGCACCGGCAAAACCGTGCGTGACGTACGCTGTATGCGACGTTTCTCTGGTTCAAACGGTAGCTCCAGCAGCAACTTTGTGCTCACGCAAGAGGGTGAGTTGTACGGAACCGGCTACAACGCACAAGGAGTGCTCGGTCAGGGCGACACCACCAACAGATCAACTTGGACTCGCATCGGCGCATCTACGTTAAACGGCGGCGGTGCAACTATCGTCGGCTTTGCCACGTCACATGAAGCCAACGAACCCGGCTTCGGCAACGAAGTCATTGCTTGGAACTCCAACTACCAAGTTTGGGGTTGGGGCAGAAACCGCAACTTTGGCCTTGGCTTTGGATCTAGCGATACAACCCAGCGAAACACTCCAGAAAGATTAACCCAACTAGAGACGTTAGCAAACATCAACGCCACCAGCGGCATCAACATCAAGCAAGTTCTAATGCCTCGCAACGACTGTTCTACAGACGGTGCCCGTCAGACGAACATGGTTTTGACGACGGCTGGACAGCTGTACTCAGTTGGTCGCTCCAACCAGGGACAGCTCGGCATCGGCGGCGCGGACTCGCAGGACCAAAGTAGTTGGCAGTTAGTCACACGGCCAACTGGCAAAGTTTGGGAGCAGTGCTGGGCAGAGGGCGGCACAGGCGCAACGTACTACGCGCTGACCACCGACAAGCTCCTGTACTCCTGGGGCTTAAACAACTACTACCAGGGAGGATTCGCAGACACGAGCAACCGCCAGACACCGACGCTCATGACTGCCCTACCATCGGGCTTCCAGGGCAACATCACCGGCGTGTGGGTGATGGGAGACGCGTCATACGTCACCTGCTATGTGCGTGCCTTGATCGCCGGCAAGCAACGCTGGTGCTCGTTCGGCTGGTCAAACTACGGTGCCATCATGCACGCTGACCGCTACATCCCTGACATGTGGAACACTTCTAATCAGGCCAGAGAGATTACAGGCTTCCTGCCTAACCAGGGAGAGGGCATCCTCAACATGACGATGTGGAACAGCAGCAGCACCTGCGCTGGCATGATTCAAATGGACGACGGTCGTCTGTTCTGGTTCGGCTACCGTGACGGAAACCTGCACGACGGCAGCACCGACGGCAGCAACTACACCACCTACAACTACTACCCACTGCAGGTTAACCTTCTCTAGGGAAGCACTGCACTACAGACGAGAGGACCGAACATGACTGAAGAGGCATACGCACACCCGATCTACACTTACGCCGTGTTGTTAGACGCACCATATCTAAAGCAGGGTGGTTGGTCAGGTGGGCCTATCGAGGAAGTGGGTACTTTTGAGGGTAGACGCTATTTGCGTTTTCCTAACGAAGCAGCGGCAAACGCAGTCGAGCCAACCGAAGAACAAGACTTTAGGTTAGCCACCGAAGAAGAGATCACCGCGGCCGGCCTAGACGGCGTGGCCGCGTACCCATCGGCAGAGTAGTTAAGCACACGAGTAGAAACAGAGGAAGCTAAAAACATGGCAACTGTTAGCCTGAGCAAGATTAAGTTCAACTGGCGCGGAGAGTGGTCTGACAAGGTTCAATACTTAGTCAACGACGCCGTTAGTTACAGAAGCGCTAGCTTTGTCTGTACTGCAGATACACCTGCACCTATTCAGGTAGTACGCACTAACCCTAGAACTCTAGAAGATGAAATTGTAACTACCTTTGATACCACGTACCCCAACATATATGGAAACATAGCGGCTGAGGGTAGCACTGCAGCGGCCCGTCGTTTGACGCCACTTTTGTCGAACGGACTGGCCCCACAAACCTTTACAGTTACGTACGACGGAACCGGCTACGTGTTTTCCGGAGTCTCTGGCACCAACCCAACACTTAGATTAGTGGCCGGCGAGACCTACAAGTTTGATTGCTCTCAACTGGCGTCAACTGCATCGTTTGCACTTCGCACCGCCGCAGGAGTTACAGCTAACAACCCGATTGGAGCGGTTTTCAACAACCCGGTAGGGGGCACAGACAGCACACTTGCTGCCACACAGGGAACTCCGTACTCAAAGACTATCATTTATCGCGTGCCGAAGTCTCCTGCGATGACTAGCATAGTGTACCAGTCAGCAGACAGCGCAGGCGTAGTCGGTACCATTCAAATAGTAATAGATGACGTCTCTTTGGTAAACTCTACATACTGGAAGAAGATTAGCGGCTTCGCAGACGAGGAGATGCTAAGTAGTCAGGGAGATTTGTACGTAGAGGGCAACGCAGACGCACCGTACAACCTGCCGTCAGGACAGCCAAACGACGTTCTTGAGGGTGGAAACGCCTGGCCAAGTGGCACAGTTTTTCAGGTGATCAGCCCGACAAGTGGCTCGTCCGGACCGTACACGATCGTTGCACGAACCAAGAAGCACGGCCGCAACGGACTTATCACGGGCAACAATCCGACGTTACGCCTGGCAAAAGGCAACACCTACTATTTTGACTTACGTCAAACTATCTCCTCGCACCCGCTTGCGCTGCGCACAGCTAGTGGCAGCACCACTGCACTTACGGGCACAACCAACAACAGTCCGTCGGAGGGTGTGCACCAAGGCACTGGCACCGGTTCGATGATTACCTACAAAATACCGTCAGATGCGCCGGATTCTCTTGTGTACCAGTGTGTAAACCACGCGAACATGATTGGTACCATTCAAACTACTGGTACGGATGCCGACCTGGTCTTCAGACCACAGGCTGGACGTCCCTTCTCAGTCATGCCGTCCTCTAACTGGACTGCTTCGGGAGAGATTTCACCAACTGGAAACGCAAGACCTACACAAGTGGAGCAGCAGTTCTGCGTTACCGACATTAACATGCGCGGTACGACCTCCGGCTTTAAGGCAGCACAGCATTGGATTCTTCCAGGACGCAAGGGACTGAAGGCCTCTGGCTACCAGGCACAGGCGCCACTCGGCTTCAACCACTTGTCCGATGAGTACTCCACCACCACCTACCCAGGCCAGCGCTACGCAGAGCCAGAGTACTGCCAGCTAAATCCTTGGCTGGAAGATGACGAGTACATCTCCTACGTCAACGGCAACAACGGCGCGGCCTACTTTGTCACGACGAAGGGCAGAGTCTACTTCACCGGCTACAACGCATACGGCCAGTTCGGCTTCGGCGACACGACCCGTCGCAACGTCTTTACCAGGAACGACTTTTTTGGTCCCGGCACCGGCCGTACCGCACGCGACGTGCAGTGGAACGGCAACTTTACCAGCTCAGACGGCAACGTAAACACGACTTTCGTGCAAACTGTCGAAGGCGAGCTGTGGGCCGCTGGCTACAACGCACACGGCGTGCTCGGTCAGGGCGACACCACCACTCGTGCGTATTGGTCGCGCATCGGCGCAACTACGTTCAACGCAGGTGGCGCCACTCTGGTCGGCTTTAAGTACTCCCGTCAGTCCGGCCAAGACGGCAACGTAATCGCCTGGGACTCGCTCAAACGAGTGTGGGGCTGGGGTCAGAACGGTACCTTCACTCTCGGTATCGGCAACCAGACGCAGCAAAACTCGCCAGTACGTCTAAACCAGCTAGAGTCACTGTACACCGGCACTCTCGACGTAGTCGACGTGGCGATGAACTTCTACTCCGGCCGCTGTGTATGCGCTATCCTAATGAGCAACGGATACGTCTACACCACGGGCCAATCAGACCAGGGGCAGCTTGGCATCGGCGGCGCGGACTCACAGCAGGTTACGAGCTGGACGCAAGTCACCATGCCGGCAGGCAAGACGTTCCGCAGGCTGACAAACTTTGGTGCCGGCACCGGCACGTTCTACGCAATTAGTACAGACAATTACTTGTACGCATGGGGCTACAACGCCTACCGACAGATTGGTGACGCCACAACTGCCAACCGCCAGGTTCCAACGCTTTGCTCTGCGCTGCCAGACGGTTTTCAGGGCAACATCCAGCAGCTGTACGGCGAAGGCAACGGCGGTGGCTACACCTCGGTGTGGGTACGCGCAACCATAGACGGTCGCACTCGCTGGGCTTCTTGGGGCTATGACAATGGCGGTGTTCTCTGCCACTCAGACCGCCACATCCCCGACGTGTGGTACAACGGTCAAAATCCGAAGGAAATTACGCAGTTCCTACCATTCATGGGACAGAACCTTGTTGACATCTACTATCAGTGGTACGGCACAACTAACCAGGCCTGGTACTTGCTGTATGACGACGGACAGATGTTCTTCATCGGCTACACGGACAACTACCTGCGAGATGCCTCGGTTGGAACTGCCAACTACAGCGCTGGTTCTGGCTACACTTTCAGGTATCCTAGAAACTTAACCAACAGCAAAATGTTTGGATAATAGTTTCTACTTAAAAACCCCGCGAATCTACAGTTCGCGGGTTTTTTATTTTTTAGTGTAGGATACACGACGTGGACGTAAAAGTAGGCTTTTATACTATAGCCTTAAACGAAAAGCAGTTCGTAGAGCGCTGGTACGAGTCGTGCAAAGACGGAGACTATCTACTAATTGCCGACACAGGTTCTACTGATGGAACAGTCAAACTTGCGCAAAGTTTAGGCATACAAGTGGTCTCGGTTAAAGTGTCTCCCTGGCGCTTTGAGGTCGCTCGCAACGCTTCGCTAGCTGCGCTGCCGCTCGACCTAGACTACTGCGTGGCGCTCGACATGGACGAGGTAGTGCTGCCTGGCTGGCGAGAAAACTTACAGAAGGCAAAAGAACAAGGATGGACTAGACCGCGCTACAAATACACCTGGAGCTGGGGGTCAGACGGCACGCCCGGCCTGCAGTACGGCGGAGACAAGATTCACACCAGAAAGAACTATCGGTGGAAGCACCCGGTGCACGAGGTGCTGCTTCCGTACCCGGCGCGACACGAGGTGCAGGGCTGGACCGACAGTCTAGAGATTCACCACTATCCGGACTCCAGCAAGTCTAGGTCACAGTACATGCCGTTACTCCGCATGGCAGTTGAAGAAGACTTGCATGACGACAGGAATGCTTTTTATTTTGCAAGAGAACTTTACTATCACGGCGAGTACGTAGAAGCGGTAGTAGAATTTAAGCGGCACCTAGCACTGCCAACCGCAACTTGGGCACCAGAGCGCGCCGCTTCCTACCGTTTTTTAAGCAAGTGCGACCCGGCAAACAGAGAGACCTGGCTCACCGAAGCGATAAAGACGGCACCCGCGTCTAGGGAACCGTACATAGACCTTGCTCAGCACTACTACGAGACGGCCGCGTGGCCGCAGTGCCTGGCTGTGGCAGAAAGCGCCCTTCAAATAACTCAAAAACCACTCGAGTACCTGTGCGAGGCAGAGGCCTGGGGCTCCAAGCCGTACGACCTGGCTGCGATTGCAGCGCACCGACTAAATTTGCACGTCAAAGCGCTTGACTACGGTAGAACAGCCTGTGCGCTATCGCCAAACGACGAGCGACTCGCTAAGAACCTGGCTTTTTACGAGGCGGCTTTGACCGCTTAGCTCTGTTTTTTCTTCTTGTTTTTGCTCTTTCTGCTTTTTCAAGTCTAGACTGTCTGTCCAAGTGATAGGCTTCTACGGCGTTTGCGCTGGTTCTACTCTTCCAGCTAAAGTTACAAGATTTGCATGTTACGATTTTTGCAGTTGTCCATCTTCCACTGCCTGACAGTTGTATTACTCCCGTGAATAAATTTACCGGTCTAGCCGAGCACAGTGGGCAGTTCGGAAAGCGCCTCCTTCTAGTTTCTTCACCGGTATAGCCCACTGAGAGCGCTCTTCTTATCTCTACTTCGTCTTTTCCTCCCCATACTCCCCATATTTGTTTGTGTTCCAGCGCCCACTTCAGGCACTGTGCCCGCACTGGGCAGGAAAAGCAGAGGTTTTTTGCCGCGTATTTTTTATTGAATTCTTTAGAAAAGAAGTAGTCGATCATGTTTTTATTTTCCGGCCTGGCGCAGGCTGCTTGCCTTTGCCACTCTAGTTCGTCGGCTGGTCTGCTCATCGTAGGATAATTGAACCACGGAAGCAAGTCTTCCGGCGTGTCCTAGGGGTGCTAGCTGAACCTACATGACTTCTATCCAGGTTACAGCTTGCACGGCATCTACGGTGTCGCCTAGCCTAGTCTCTCCATTTTGTTCGCATACAGTACGTAGATCGTCGCCGTTTACATGTCCCGCGTAGCCTAGCACCACTACGGCGCCGCTTTGCAGTCTGTACCCTTCGCCTAGGCCAGTAGCCACCCCGTCGCGTTGAAGTGATGACGCGAGTGCTCGTTGAACCACGTCATTCTCCATGTCCACATGTCCATCGGTGCAGTAGACAAGCGCGCCGTTGACCGCCGCGGCATAGCCGTAGCCGTCCCATTCTCCCCACAGCTGCTCTCCGGGGCGTCTATCCTTCATACTTCTACCACTTTCTGTTTCTTTCTGTGCAAATAAATAGTTTTAATGTACTTTACTTGCGTACTTATCCAGCTTATTCGGGCTGTTTAGCTCAAAAAAAGTCACCTGGAGTCAATAGGAAGATTTTAGCGCTCCATAAGGTAATACGACTATACTACCCACAAAAGTGCCTTAAAACCAATCCTAGGGCCTTTTTGAGGCAGTTTACGGGTTAGTGCTGCCTGTACAGTTTGTGGTTTACCGGCACCATGTCGTATATCCCGGCTACAGTCACCGCTTCACAAATAGAGCACACTTCTACCGTCCCGTCGTTGACTTTTTCCGGCACTTCTACCCCGACCAGCTTCACGCTTATCGAGCCGTTTTCAAAGACACCTTCCGGCTCCCACTTGGAGTGGGTGGCGAGCCAGCAGGCTTCACACACCGCGGCAATCGCGACGTGCGGCGCAAAGCGACCATTGGCCATACGTGTCCCTTTCTAGTCAAAGACGTACTGGCCTAGCGTACCATGACTGGAGCACTCCAGTTATGCGGCAGCCTGTCTAGGGCTTTTGGGTTGGTCTTGTATGTGCGCATTTTTACTTTTTTGGTGTCGCTTTCGGCGTGTTTTATGTATTTATAGTACTCGCACAGGCTATGTTCAAGCGCTCTGGCGTCGTATGCGACCGGACCGCCGGCCACTACCGGCCTACTGTCCAGGGGTAGTCCGGCATCCACTGTTTGCAGCAATGTGTTCCAGTTGCCCTGCCCCGTGGCGGCGCAGTGAGCTATGCCCCGTTCTGCTCCAGGACCGAGCGATGGCATAAACTCACCTTGAAACGGCCCGCCCTGCCACACCAAGTCCATCATCAGCTGGTCTACTAGAAAGTCACCAAACGAGTATATCTTTCTAAGCAGCTTCCAGGCCTGGGCGGTTGCGCCGGCTTCTAGCGCCTGCGCCGTTTTTGTGGCAACCTCGCGCAGGTCGGAGAGCACCTCGCACACCTTTTTCAAGTCTGGACAGCGTACGTAGGCCCCCGTGAAGTTTTTTTCTCTGGCTGACAAAAATACGTATAGTGCTTTTGCGTCTGCCCGTGCCGCGGGCCAGCTACCGAAGTGAGCCAGTATCGCCTCGTGCGTGTCAATCCTGTTGAAAGCCCTATAGCAGACGGTGTCTGCAACTAGTTTTGCGCTGTTTTCACTGTGAACTTGTACGTTGTTAAAAAGATAAACAGTGTGTCGGTCTAGCTCTCGCCAAAGGTTTGTGTAGTGGTACTGCCTAAGTTCTGCCGTATTTTGACTTAAGCGCTCTGCCGGTAGGCTGTACGAGCGCTCTAGCCACAGGGCGTGCCTAGCCCGGCAAAACTCAAGCAACGTTAGCATACTTTTTTCTCTTGTCGTCTTTTGTATATGCGTCGCTCTACTACAGACATTCCTCCCCATATACCGTGAACCTCGTTTGTCGCTATTGCCCAGTCCAGGCACTCTTGTTTATGTTTGCAAGCATTGCACAGCTTTTTTGCCAGTTTCCAATTCTCTGGATGCACTATTTCTCTGTCGCTCGTGTCGTCTGAGAGGGGGAAGTACGCCGAAGGGCCTATCTCTGCACAAAGCGGTTGATCGAACGTCCACGGTGATTTCATTTGTGTCTACTCCGTTTCTCATGTAGCTATGTAGGTCTAGTTTGATTACTGTTGTTGTTGTTGTTGTTGTTCCCTCTCCATGCTGCCGACTTCGTACCCGCAGCCGGCGTATCCAGCTATGTCTACCCAAGTGTCTGGCTTGTACGGAATACCAGGACCTACGTCCCTTGACAGTTTAACCAGGATTAGCGCGGTTGCTACGTCGCGTCTGCTGAACTTGCGCCCAAACGCCGTACTCCAGAACTCTGCAATGCGTCCAAAGTTTTCATACGGACCGCCGTAGTCCGCGTCTCTGGTCCCCGAGATTAGGCTAGCGGCTTCCCTGAGAGCCTCTACTCTCAGCGCGTCCTGGCTCATACTGCTACTCTTTTTTCAAGAACGTGAGGTGAAAAATGCGTGCCTTCTAGGACCGGCGTCTGTCCATCTACGCTATTTACGATCACGTCGCCGTATCTAATTGCCACGACTCTAGCAACCCTCCCGTTGTGCACTACTCCAGTGCTGCCCGTGAATGCGTCTAGTTTTATCCGCACTTCGTCTCCTACGCTAATTTGTCCAGGCCCGGTTGCGGCCCAGGTCGTGTCTTGCTCTTTTACTAGCACATGTCTCTTTGCTAGCTTAGAAAAGTAGCTTAAAGTTTGGTCTGCGACGTCTTCTTTCATTTTTTCAGACGCAACGTCCCACACTTCAAGCAGCTTGAGTACGGTGTCTCCCACAGCTTTTCGTGCTTTTACACTCTGAAGCTGTTGTAGAACCCAGTCTTTTTCTTGCTGTTTCACGTGTCACTCCGTTCTTTTTGCTTGTTTGGACAGACAGACTCTCTGCACTGTTCTGTGTCAAAGTCGTCTAACGCCCTGCTGCATTGACTGCACTTTACACCTTCAGCTCTTACTTTGTAACCGTCTAGCTGACGTTTTTTGTTTTTTTCCATTTTCTGCAGGTAGAGCTTGTTTAGCTCCGCGTCGGTACCGCCGGCAGCCACGATCATATTTGCTATAAAGTGCAGTACATCTACCGCTTCTTTGAGTATCTCCTCGCGGTCTGCGTACGGCGAGTCGTGCTGCCACGGCTTCCACGATATGGCCTGACGCATTTCAGCTAGCTCGTCGTCCACTGCGAGCATATTCCAGCGCATGTACTCAACTAAGTTGCGAATTTTGCGTGGGTCATTACCCGACATTTCGTCAAAGTTGATGTAGTACACTTCCTTCTGTAGTCTTTTTGTCATGTCCAGCCATCTGTTGAACAGCATTCTTACACCACCCCTACTAGTTGATCTTGTAGACAAATTGCCAGGTGCGACGAGGCAGCCAGCGTGCTGGGCACGGCTTCTGCGTACGTAACTCTCTGTCGAATAGCCATTTCGTACCGCTCTAGCTTATCCATACTTTCCACGGCGGACGGCAGCGTAACCCAATCAGACCCAAGCCCGGCAGAGTTTCGCCAGTCTGTGAGCACGGGCGTATTTATTGCCAAGCTCTGCGCTAGTTTGTTTGTCCACCAGGGAATACCGTTTCTGTATGTGCTAACTAGTAGACCGATTGCTCCGGCAACTACAGCTAAAACTTCTGAGTCGCTGCTTTTTGGATGTTTTTTTACTGGCACGATCATGTGGTGCAGCTGCTTGCTTACCTCGTCAATCCAGTCCGTGTTTAGCGTCGTTGCGCACCACCAGCTAGCGCTCGACTTGGCTGTTGCTGGTTTGACAGTGTCTCGCAGAATAAATGCGTCTAGACAGACCGAAAAAAGATTGCTGCTGCAAAGTGCAGGAATTTGTGATACTAAGTGTTCATCTTCTGACCACGGCAGCGCCGCGTACATGGTTTTTGGCCAGGGGTTATTCAATAAATTGAGTACTGTTCTTACTAAACGTTTGTAGTGCGCTGGTTCTGTTGCCTTTGCATACTCGTATCTATTTTTGTAGAAAGGCTTTACCAGACTTTCCGTAGAACGCTCTACCGTTTTTAGGCTGGTCCAAATCTTGTACGGCTCGGGCGCGTCGACTAGCAGCGTGAGTCTGGGATCGTTCTGGAGAACATCTAGCGCCCCTAGTGCTCCGTACGCTCTATGGGCAGAAGTACTCGTGAGAGGCGCAATGCCCACTACTACGCTCTCGTACTTTTCAAAGTCTTTTTCTGTCCACTCTAAAGACGGAGCAAGTTGCTCTACGTTCCAGCCGTGTTCTGTCAGCGCAGTACGCATTAGACTGCTGAAGCTCTGCGTTCTTTTGTTGAGCCTCTCGGAAGTGTGTTGCGCGGTCATACCGGTTAAAAGTACGTTTTTCATTTAGCATCACTCTCTAATTTGTCTATAGCTTCTAAAACTATTTTTGCTTCTGTAAAGCAAATTTCCCACCATTTTTTGTAGGATTCACTGTCCATCGGCTCAATTGACGGCCACCAGTACTTCCAGAGGGCGCGAGCAGCCGTGGACAGGCGTACGTCTTTGTTCTCCAATTTAGGTTCTTGCATTGGTGTCTTTCCGTTAAAGTAAAGCAACGTTAATAAACTAGAGCTCTCGTCGTGAGCATGTGCAGCACGACGAGTTCTCTATGTGTTCCTTTTAGAACGGTGCAGGTGGTGCCTTTACGCTTGCCGGTGCCGGTGCCGGTGCCGGTGCAGGTGCCGGAGCTGGTGCCGGAGCAGCCGCTGCCGGCGCCATTGCTGCGGCTGGAGAAGCCGCTGCGTTTACCGCAAGATTGAAGTAGTTTCTTATCTCGTTCTTTTTCTGGCCTTGCCAGGTTCTGCTCCCAATAGTTCCGCGGAACTTTTTTCCGACCATTGCCGCCTCGATTTGCGCGTTGGTTGGATTTTGTGCAAAGTAATCTCGGTTTAGGCCTAGGGCATACATCTTGCGAAAGAAAATGCCAAGAGCTGCCTGATTTTCCGGAGAAATTACTAAGTTGTCCCAGACGAGGCGCTTGTTATGCGCGCCTCCTTGAACTTGTGCCTTGATGGCAAACATGGTTTTACCAGACTGTGAAACTTTTGCAGTGGCTTCTAACACTACTAAGTCGTAGTCACCGTCTGGAAGTGGATCAAGAGAGCCGGTGTCTCCGGCATCTTTTACTAGGTCTCCCCAGTTAAGCGTGCTCATATTTCTCCTTTAAGCGCTTAGCGCGGTTGTGGGTGGTTGTACTACTGCTGGCTGCTTTGGACCGAAAACTATGTCTAGCATGTTTTCAATCCCCAGATTTTCTTGTTCTACGATTTTGCCAAGGCGTCCTTGAACACGTTCGCCTGCCTCGTATTGATTTGTTCTCTCTATGTACATACGTCGTACTTTCAGAGAACCTACTTGTGTCGGGTCAGGATTAGGAAACTCCTCGACCGTGATAGCTCCGAGTAGATCGTAAAAGTACGGAGCTTGGATTGCTAGCTGTCCCTGTAGGTAAGGACGATACCTTCCGTCCGTAGCGGGTCTGGCCATTGCGGTCAGTACTACAGCTTCCAGTGGTGCGGTTGGGTGCATAGTCAGGTCACGTAGGTCACGCAGTAGAGCCCCCATGTGACGAAGCAGTTCTCCCCACTGTTGCTGGCTCATTTGCTGTTTGCCAGCAATGTTTTCGAGGCACTTAACCTGCAGCTCGCTCACTGAGTCAATGATTAGCGATTTGAATTGGTGTCTACCAATTTGAAGCCACTGATAGGCCTTCAACACGGTGTCGTAGTCACGAACTTGTACTACACACGTGTCCCAGGTGCCGTCTGCTATTGGCGGTTCCTCGCGCAGTGGATCCCAGTATTTAACGACTATAGGTAAAAATCTATGGCCGCCTTCGACGTCTAACATCAGTCTCGGATATGGAGCTGTTACTGCAAAAGTAGACTTACCAACTTTACTTTCGCCGTACACCATCATCGTTAACGATCTTTGTACCGTCATACGTCATTCACTTCCTTTCTTATTGTCACTTTCGTAGTAAGCATACGGGTCGGCGACCTCGTACATTTCACTGATTGCCTGCTCGGCGGCGCTTCCGTCGTCGATCATGTTGCATACAGCGAAAAACTGACACTTCCAGTTGCAGTCTCGGCTCGGCCGCGGGTAGGCGACAAAGTTTGGATCAGCACCGTCATCTAGTGATTTTCTAGTCTGCATGATGTCAGATATGACACCGTGAAGTCTAGCCCAAAAAGACCTTAAAGTAAACACGTTGTGCCTTACTTCTATTTGCTGGTAGAAGGGTGGCTTAGCCGTGGCGGCTCTCTTTACTTTCTTCAGCATGGTAAATATGCCTCCGTCGCACCGCTCGTCTTGCTTGTTTTTAGACGACTCTAAAACCATGTAGGTCATGATCTGCTCGTTCATGTGCGCCATGCGGGTAAAGTCGGTAAAAGAGCCACCGACGGTCTTAAAGTCACGGAACATACGTGTTCCGTCTGCCTTGCGACGTACTCTCATGTCTAGCTTTCCTTGCAGCTCTACAGCACCGTTGAACAGCGGCATAGAAATTTTTTCCTCGCTTGACAAAAACTCTAGCTCGGCGTCGACACCCTCTTCTTCTACCCACTGAAGATAGCCTTCCAGCATTAGCCTGCCTAGCTCTGCTTCCCCGTCTAGGTCGGTAGTGTCGCGCATAGTTTCAATTAACTTTTGTCGGTCCGTCTCGACCAGCTTGGTATGCGCCTCCAACAGCGGCACACCGTTTGCGTAGTAATTTTCTAGTGCTGAGTGTATACGACTTCCCAGCGCCAGTGCGCCAGTTATGTCTCTCTGCGCCGGCTGTAGTCTTCTGTAGTACGAAAGCCACCACTTTCTCCGGCAGTCTTTGAACGTTTGTATTTCCGAGTTGGAAAGTCTGAGCACGTTGTCAGTCATTTTTTCTCCTAGCGTCTCTGCGGTTTTTCACAGTCTTCCTGCCTTTTCGTCCTTTAACATTGCAAGCAGCTTGGCTCTGTCCCGAACTATCTCGTCAAAATTGTCTGCCTTGGTGTCGAGCACCTCTATTACGCGCTCTTCCACGGTGTTTTCAGTTACATAGTCAATTATTGAAATTGAGTCGTGCACCTCTGAGCCAATACGGTGAACCCTGTCCATAGCTTGTTTGTAGTCAACTAGTGACCACGGCCGCTGCAGCATTACCAGTCTTCGTGCCGCGCTGAGCGTGATTCCCACGCCGCCAGCCTGTGCGGTAAACAGTAGCCATTTGGTATTGCCAGACTGAAAGTCGTCAATTGACTTTTGACGTTCGTCCTCGTCCTGGCTGCCTGTGACTAGTCCGTGTTTTATGTCTAGCTTTGTAAGACGTGCGCTAAGCAGTTCTATTAGTTGTCTGGACACGGCGCAGACGGCAACAGAATCCTCGCCAAAGTCACCGTTCTCTATGTCTTCTATCAACGCGTCGACTTTACACGACGGCTCGACTAAAATTGCCTTTGTTTCTCCGCTTTCTGCGTCGGTGCTTATCGTGGCGTAGGAACTGGCAAACTGTAACAATCTAGTAGTCTGAGTAAGAGCGCTTGGCGCAGTTAAAGCCTCCCCATTTTCTAGCTCGGCAATCATCGTGTCACGCATCTGCTCATACGCTTTTTTCTGCTTAGTGGACATTTCAACGTCCCTGCGCTCTTTCATGATTGGCGGCAGCCATTTAAGAACCTGTTGTTTTAGCATGCGGCGCATACGCGGATTTATGGACTTGTAAAACTCATCTTGCATGTGTGGCTTAACACCAAGTACGGTCATACCACCGAAGGCGTTGAGCATCGTGTCAACCATTCGGTCTACCCACTTAGTCTTGCTAGGCCACTCTTCTGGCGACAGCCAGTGCAAAATTGCCCACAAGTCTAGTACGTTATTTGCAATTGGAGTGCCGGTCAGTGCAAATCTAAACTGAGCGTCTCCGGTTGCCGCCCACAACGCTCTGGTTTGCTTACTGCGCGGGTCTTTTGACCTATGAATCTCGTCTGCCACAACAGTGTTAAACTCTATGTTGTTCAGCTCTCTAGGCCTAACTTCACAGCGCGCTTCAGTTACTCTTTCGTCATGTCCGCCGTACTCTGGACTTCTGGCTAGTGCTATTGAGCCGTACGGTGCAAGCCTAGAGTGCGCACGCAGCGCCTCCCAGTTGATAATGTAAACCTGCGTGTCGGGCTCTTCTAATTGCCTGCGTCTTTGCAGCGCGGAGCCCTTAACTACCTGCGTTACCACGCCAGGCCACCACATTTCAAACTCTCTTGCCCAATTCTTTTTCAGCGTGTTTGGGCAAACCACTAAAGTTGGAAATACTGACTCACCGCGGTCGTGAAGCAGCTTCATTGCATGTATTGCCTGAGCGGTCTTTCCGAGCCCGGGCTCGTCGGCTAGTAATGCTTTGCGTGCTGTGGCTAAAAACTGTACGCCGGCACGTTGGTAAGGAAACAGTCTTTCTGCACCCTGGCCGTCTTCCGCCTCGCGGAGTGCCAGCGAAGGAGTGACTCTGTCTAAAACTTCTGTCGCGGCCCAACCGGCGAGTGCGTCCCCAATAATGAGCTGGTCGCGAAATGTGGACCTCAAAGCAAGGCAGCTACTCCAACTAAGGGGCACGCGCCAAACCTTGTCCGTGGTCGACCACGTGGCTCCTGGGATGCCTTTACAGAGCTCCTTATAGCGCCATTCCGCCGTTATTAGAATAGACGCTTTGCTAGGGTCTACGTCTACTGTGACTGACATGCACTGCTCCTCGTCTTTCGTCTCTGTACGTACATACTACCATGAACCAACAAAAAAATTTAACTTATTTACGACAGTATCTTTCTAGCACTCCAGCAGGGCTTTCGGCACCCAGCCGGCTTTAACCAGTCGTAATAGACCGTGCCTTATGGCGTCTAAAGCGTGGCCGTCTCCCCCCACATGCCAGTAGCCAAGCTTCTTTAGCGCTTCGTTCGGGAACATGTTCTTCGCGTCCGACGGCGCTTGCATTGCCAGTCCTGGCAGGTAGTGGTCTATTCTGTTGAGATGTTTTTCCATGTCTTTCAGCGCCTGTTTGAGAATGCCTATCTGCTCTAAACTGTAGGGTGCTTGGCTGTTCTTTACCGTCTGGGCGTTTATGGTAAATCGCTCGCACGCCACCAACAGTCTGTCGGCCTGATTGTACATGCTCACGTAAATCATTCCTCTAATGGTGTCTGCGTACTTGTCAAAGTCAGTTTCGTACGAGTGCATAAGCACGGGCACCCCGTCTTTATAGTGGAATAGAGCTATACCGCTCACTTTGCCCGGGTCTACGGCCAGCACAAACGTGTTTAATTCTGTCATTTGTATTTATCTCCCCATGTCTCTAGTGGTCCTTCCACGCCTGCAGTTAGTGGAACTTCCCAGTTGTCTTTGGTAGTCATGCACTCACGAACGGTCTCCATGACGTCCCTGGCGTCCTCCCTGCGGGCCTGCAGCACAATTTCGTCGTGCACTGGCACAATTAAATTTTCCGTAAGGTCGGCTTGGTCCAACTTTATCAGGTTTTGTTTGAAAACCTCGGCTGCTCCGCCCTGTATCAGGTAGTTTACCAAAGTGTAAACTCTGTCCTCGTCGCAGGGCAACCTTCGTCCAGTCCACGTATACACGTAGCCCTGGCCCTCGTCTTTTAGTCTGCGCATACCGGCGTCCTCTATTTTTCTCTGAAACATGGCCATGCCTGGGTAGCGCTGGTCAAACGCGTCTGAGACCGCTCGCATCTGTCCTTCGGGTACTCCCGCTGTTAGTGCCTGTTTTGCGACTCCTGCGCCGTACAATCTCCCGTACACGGTGCCTTTTATTAAGTTTCTGCGCTTGTCTGTTCTTTGCATGCTCGGGTCGTTGTATATCTCTCTGCCTATTTCTGTAAACGGGTCCGAGTTAGTGGCGTCTGCACGATTAAACAGTGTTATTAGGTTTGTGTCAGTAGACAGGGAAGCAAACATTCTGAACTCAACCTGGTCTAAGTCCGAGGTAATAATTACATGGTCTTCGTCTTTTGGAATAAACGCTGTGCGCACTACCTCGTCGCCCTTTGGTAATGTTTGCAGCGCCGGAGCCTGTATTGACATTCTTGACGTCCTGGCTCCTAGAGTCTTTACTGACGGGTGCACGAACCCGTTTACGTTGTCGTTTAGAAAGTTTGCAAAGTAAGTATTAGCTAGTTTGTCTGCTTTGCGTTGCTTTAGTACTAGAGAGGCCAGCTCTTTTACCTCTTCGTTTCCCTCTATCTGTAGTAGCTTCAGCTGGTCCTTGGTGCAGGCCTTCTGTCCGCTTGGAGTCAGCTCCGTAATTTCTGCGCCTAGAGACTCAAAGAGTCTAGTAAGCTGCGTATTACTAGTTATCGAAACACCGTTGTACTTAGTGTCTGCCCAGTCTTTTACTTGACCAGAATAGTTTATCAACTCGTCGTACTTTTTGCGTGAGTACTCCAAGTCAACTTTTGCGCCGTTTATTTCCATGCGTGTGACTATTTTTCTTGCATTCATCTCTAGTTCATAGGGTTTGTTGTATCTCTGCCCCGGTCCGCAGTCTTTGTAAAACTGATGCCAGAGACGCGTAGTCAGCACGCAGTCAAGTGCACCGTATGCCCAGTAAGGCTGAAAGCTAGTTGGCACGGTTCCCCAAGTCCAGCCATTCTTGGCCATCTCTATGTCCAGGTTTTCCTGTAGCGCCACGGCTTTTCCGTCTATGTGCAGCGCGGCAAGACGCTTAAGCGCGCCCGAGCCTAGCGGATCTATGATGTGAGCCATAATCATGGTGTCGTGCGCTTGGTGCCACGGCAGTTTCCAACGAGACTGTATGTCAAACCAACGTGCTTCAAACGCGACGTTGTGAAAAATTATTGGACCCTCGTAGTTTTCTATAGCCTGGTAGAAGACACCGCCCCACTCGTTCCACGGTATTGCCCAAGCTTGTTCACTATCCCCTACTTGCACGAGGCGTAGCTGCCCGTGCCAAGGCGAAAGTGCGTGTGCACGTACACCCCCCGGACGCTCTCCGGTTTCAGTGTCTACAGCAATGGCATCTAGCGGCCTGCGTTGACCAATCCAGTGGATAAACTCGGAAGCCTTTTCAGCCGTGTCTACCAGGTGTAATTTAACTTCGTTCATAGAAACTGTCATACCATTTCCGACACTTCCATGCTGCACTTACGTAAATAAGTAACAACACTTTCTGGGTTTCTATGTGCATCATTTTTAGTTTTAAGCAACACTACTCTGTTTAACCCGGAGTTAGATACCGCTTTTGCACAGTTCATGCACATGGAGCTGTTTACGTACACGGTTCCGCCTTCTACTCTGGACCGGTCTACATACATTAAGGCGTTCATCTCGGCGTGGATGGCTGGACATTCTTCATAGCTGTTGTCAAGCGGCGCCTCACCTCTGGCGCGCTTACACCAGTTTATGCAGTCAGAGTCTTCGGGCCAAGTTGCTGCGGGGCCGTTGTATCCAGTAGAGGCAATTCGACCGTTTGCTGAAACTATGACTGCGCCAATTTGAGCACGAGAACACCGACTTCTACGCCCGATCGCAATAGCCACCTGCATCCACGTTTCGTCCCAAGTTGGCCTAGGGGTGTTCACCTGTTGCTACCTACTTTGTTTCTGGTTCTATGGCCGCAACTTTTGTGTTTTTTTCTATAGCAGAAATCATTGCGTTTGCATACCACTTCTCGTTATCTGCAAGTCTGACCAGCACGCTTGGATTTATGGCTGTTTGCAGACAGAGAAGGGCGGACGACTCGACCTCTCTCCAGTTTCTACCCTTGATCGCAGGAATGAGCTCCGGCTGATTTTTCGGCACCTCTAGTTTTTCTGCCTTCTCAAAGTGCTGTTCGTACAAGTGCAGTGACCCCACGTGGTGTGCGTACAAGCCCGGCTCGATGTCTAGCACTGAAGCAATAGCAAGTTGTACCCTAGTAAACTGAAACCAGTCGTACGCCGCGCCAAGCCAGGCGTCGTTTGATCGCATGTACACGCTCATGTTTAGCTTGCCGTCTCTAATCCGAAACTGATGTAGCACCGTGCATGGATAGTCCTTTTTTCCTTTTAGCAGGTCTAAATTAGGATTCCACAGTGTAACTACAGCCTGCCTGGTGTCTTTGTCGGCAATTAAACGCTCGATTATGTAGTCGTACTGGCCTTTAGTTCTTACGCCGTACGGACCGTGGAACGTTTGATTTGGCTCCAAAAACTGCGCAAAGTTTGGACTGACTGCTACGGTCAGTGCCGGGTGTGTTACGCCAGCGAGCAGTTGGCACGCCTCTACCGCACCTATGCCGGGTACTGCACCGCGACCAGTTCCAATTGGAAGCGTGTTTTGTACGTTGTTAATGTAGACCACTGCGTCCTCTAGTTCTACGGTGTTCATTCCTCTTGGCGACGTCTTTTTTCCATTCTTTAGAACCCACTGAACCATCTCCGTGTAGCCGGCTATCCCGTCTTCTACCTCAATTGCATTTATGCGAGAACCCATGATGTCTCCTTTGCCCAGTTGTCACTTCTGTTTGTTGGTGCTTCTCCGCGCGCCAGTGCAGAAATTGCTGCTCCGTATTCTTGCTGTTGTCTCGCGTAGAATCTTTTTACGTGTTGTGGGTGTGATGTTACGGCAATAAGTTCTATTCCTGCTTTTTTACATATTGCTTCGGCGTTTCTTCCCAGTGCTATCGCTGCCGGAGAGCCGAGTTTTACCCACGACAAGTGTAAAATCTCAGGCGAGAGCTCGCTGCCGTTTAGTATTCCAGCGGTAGGCCAAAAGCTGTCTTCTAAGGCACCTAGTAAAAAGTCGCCACTGTTTCCATCTACAGGTATAAACGGCAACATTGTTGCCTTTCCATACCACCTGTTTTGATTACGTTGATCGCCAATTAGTAGAGTTTTTGGTTTAGGTGCGCCAATGTAGAACGGCATGTCCGTTAGATGCTGCACAGAGTCCTCTTTTTGAACAGCCATGTCGACAATAATGTCGGCAAGCGCGGTTAGTTCGTTCATATTGTTCGGACTCGGTTGTAGCTTCCCCGTAAATACTGCAGACTTGGCCGAAGTTTTTTCGTGCAAGTCGATTAGTGCGCTCAACTCATTTGACTTTATGTAGTCATCGCCGCGGCTTTCTAGCCGTTTTGTAACTACGTCCAGCGGCTGGTACAGCCAAAACAATGCAGCGCCACGGGACATCAGGAACATTTCTGTCCATCTCCATCCCGCCGCGCCTAAAAGACCGTACCCGTCGCTGTCGCTGTCTGGTCGTTTTAGCGGAGCGTACGTGGCTTCTCCCCAGTGCCAGCGGTCCGCTATTATTAACGAGTCAGGATGCGCGATATTTTCTACAGACAGCACGTAGTCTTTTAGCGCCCACCGTCTGGTAAGCTCTTCTGGTTTACTTTTGTGAAAGACATGCACTGGATTTCCGGTGTCGAAGCTGCACACAAGTAGTTTTATTTCTTCTACTAGCGTGCTTTTTCCAGAGGCGTCCGTGCCTTCAATTATGATAAACAATTTTTATCCTTTGTCCTATGTCTTTTTAGTCGTCGCTCTTACTGTCATTATAGGCCTGTATAGGCCCAAAAGTACACAACTGTCCTCTCCGACAGCTATGGAATTATTTCTACCCGATACATTTTTTCTATCTTCTGGTCGGCATCCGCGGCCTGCTCCAGCAGGCGCTGGGCTACGTTTGTGAGGTACCTGGCACCGCCTTGGTCGTACTTGTACAGCGCTTCTAGGACTGCCTGCGGGTCCTCACTAACCTGTGCCCAGTAACGGTACTTTTCTGGAAACACCAGGTCTATGCTGTCGTCTGGTTGACAAGCTACGGGGCAGCTGTCTCTCTGGTCACCGCAGAGCACCGCGGCCGAGTCAAGCTCACTGCGACTAGCCTCGTTTAGAGAGTACCTGGCAACCAGCGGGCACGTTGCGCCGTGGTACACGATTGAAACGCCTACCCTCGACAGGACGTACGAGCCGTTGTCAGTTTTGTACAGCTTAAACTCTATCCAGCGGTACGAGCCACGGCGCCACGAAGAGGACTCTGCCAGTAGCTTACCGTTAAACTGTAGCGTTCTGGTGCCGTCTTTTATCTCAAACATGCGGTCGTTGCCTCGTTGTCTCTGTGTTGTACCGGGTTATTGTTGGCTAGGTTGTTCTGTTTGCGGCGCTCTCGGCTCGAAGTTTCCCGAGCGCAGGTTTGCCACTTTTTCTTTTTCTAAGATGAGCATGCCTTCCAGCTCGGTGCATAGCGCCATTGACCTGCCAAGCTGGTCTCTGGTTATACGAACTACCTGCTGTAGTAAAGCTATCTGCTCGGCCTGTTCCTGCAGCTTTTCCTCTGACATCAGTCTTCTGCCGGCAATAAGGCAGTTCTACTGGCAGTGAGTGCTGCTATCTGCCGGTCTTTTTCTGCAATCTGATTTGTTAGCTCTAGCAGAGTAGTAGCGTCAGGAGTACTCTTTGCCTGTTCGGCAATTTTTGCAATTTCGTTAGTATATTTGCTGTACTCAATCGTACGAATCTGAGACTCTACTATTGCAATTTTTTCAGAGTTGTCTATGAACGTATAGGGCATGTTGTCTACATTCTCCTCTCGGTTATCATTGTTTTTACTTCTTCCAGCTTAGCTTTAAGCGCTAGTACCTGTGCGTATTCTAGCCCTGGCTCCCCCAGCGCCATTCGAACTGGGCGTAGCAGCTGGTCGTCGTCTAAGTACTTATACACGTACGCACTGTCATTTTTACTCATTACATCTTTCCTGTCTTCTCTCTTGCTCTTATGGTTTCTAAGTAACTAGGCCCGTGTGTATAGTACCAATGATCTGGCTCTACGAAGTGGAAAAAGACCATGGCTACCTGGTTGGTGGCCGGCGAAGGAAAAGCCTCTCGCCAGTGCCACTGGTCGTTGCCAAAGTACGCAAGCGACTGGTTTGGTCTAAGCATGTAGGGTCGGTCTGCTACCCAGAGAGCCCAGGGTTCATTTTGATACACGCACATGTCTATTGTGTACGTGCAAGCGTTGTTATCTCTGTGTCTAAATAAGTTTGCTTTCTCCGTTTCATAGTGCGCAAACAGCGCATAGGAAGGTAGAAGAGTGTCGCTGTCAAAAGTTTCTCTGGCTAGCGGTAGTACTGACTCAAATGCCTGTTTGAGGAGTGGCTCAGCCTCTGCCGATATACAAAAGCGTCCAAATCCTGGGTCCCAGTGCATCGAGCCGGTACCGCGTTTTTTGAGTACGTCAACTAAACTTTTGTGCATGCCCAAGTCTAGTGTTTCTTCGATTATCACCGGGTCCGGTCTACGTCTGCCCACTAGTGAAACCATCCAACTACGCAGTATCGCATGCCATTCGTGACAGGCCACACTTTGTGCGTGTAGACATACGTTGATGGAAAGAACACGGCCTGGTTTGCCTGAGGTTTTATTTTTAGATTGAACTGGTCAAACTCTATCTCGCCGCCTTCAAAATCTGAGTTTAGATAAAAACTCATGGACACACGGCGCGCAAACATTTTAGACGCATCGGCGTGTCTGTCAAAGTGCTGCCCTAGGCCGTATTTTAGAAGCTGCCAGCCCTCGTTATCGAGCTGGCCGCCTACTGAAAACCGCCTAGAGTAGTCGTCTAACACCGGTAGTAAGTTCGTATCTAGCAAGTTGCTTATTACTGCGAGCACACCGCCTGTGGCTTTTAGTTCTGGTGTTTTTGCAAAGGGCGGTAAAGATACGGTTTCGACATCGCGAATAGACCTAGTGAGCGTGCCGGTCCTGTCAAGATGACCACTGCCCTGCTGACCTGGTACCCACGTTAGTTGACGCATCTCTGTAAGACCTTCCAGGTCGCGTATCAGTCCCGCCGGGTCTTGCATAACGTCAGAGTAGCTGACTATGCCTGGAGCTAGCACTGTTCCTTGCACCTGTCTAGGGGTTGCGTCTAGCGCCGTTGTAATCATTGTTGCACTCCGTTCTGTGGTGACGCTGCTTGTGGATTAAAGTAAAAAACACCGTTATCGTAGAAGTCGCCAATTTCTGGAAGCCAAGGCTGGTCGGTCACATCTACAATTGTGGGACTGCTCTGCAGGGCTGCAGAAAGTCGCTCTGTTGCCATGAGAGCCTCTACCACGGCTCCATCTATGACTATGACTACAAAACGCTGTCCTGGTATTGTCGGTGGCTTGTGTCTATCTCGTGGTAGGCCTAGCGTCGGCGGCTGCTGCGCGACTGTAGCTGTTGTTGCGCCGACCTGCGGCATGTTAAGCGGCAGTGGCGCAGGTTTCCCTTCCGCGGCTGCTTTTCTCGCGAGAGCTGCTTGCAACTCTGCAGAATCAAGCACAGAAAAACCGTTGTTGTTTGTATTATTCATGACTGCACCTGAGGATTGTTGTTTCCGTAGTCGCTAACGTTTACGGCTAGCCACTTGGGTGGGTCTAACGGACACTGGGCGTGCGGCAACTTTGTTTTGGCCGGCATAAAGCAACCACACTTGGTGCACTGCTTAGTCAGGCCAATAAAGTGTGGACAACCTTTGCAGATTTCCATTCGATCGACTTGTAGTTGTTCTTCTACACGTCCATACTTGCTCATGAACAAATCCCACGGTCTAGCGGGCTTTGGCTTGAATGCGTCCTCAGTCATTTAGTCTCCCTGTCTTTTTAGTGTACGTCGTAGTGGTAATACCATATCGCACAGCACTACAATTTGAGATTGTGCGTGAGCATGTTCACCGTAAACAGCACATCGTCTTCCTCTGTGTCAAAGACATAAGCCATAGCTGGAAGGTCTATAACCGTCTTTTCCACCACCGGAGTCCACTCCAGGTCGTCAATAGTGTCCCCGCCTCTGCGCAACACTAAGTCACCGACTTGAACCAAGTAGGCGACAGTAAATGAATAGGTAGTGTCCCGCCTGACTAGTATCGGGTGTTCTGCTGTAAACCGGTCTCCGTTTATAGAAATCTGCAGCATGGCGGCCCTGGTCAAATGCACTCTTTGTATGGTAGTCGTCAGCATCTGCACTGGCGTCAGAGTCTGACTAGACCACAGCGGCAGTGAGTAGGCGGTCTCATCCGTGGTAAGTTCTGCAAATCTCACGGAGTAAACGACGTCACCTCCACGTAGGTGCTGCGCCTCCACCGGACCGTTAGGCGTGGCGACTAGTGTAGAACCAACTATGCAGCCACCGCCACCGCCATACGGGTCGCCATACGGGTCGCCATACGGGCCTGACGGCGGCGGCGGCGTCGGGTCTGGCGTCGGATTCGACTGTCCGCTGAAAAGCGCGGGAAGGCTCGGAAAGTCGATGGTGAACGGCGGGAACGTCGGCAACTCGAACGGCGGGAACGAAGGCGGGTCGAAGTCTAATGGGAACGGCGGGATTTCGATTGGTGCGATCGGCGGCACCGGCTCCGGCGTCGGCGTCGGCGTCGGCGTC